TAACTCTTCCTATGTAACATCTACAAGTCTTTGATCTGTGAAGTCTTATTGAAGCAAAAGCAATGTCATGGCCTTCACTACGTATAATTTCATGAATTTTTATATTAGACACAGCCCCGTTACCAGCCTTGGTAGAGAAGATTAGTTCTAAGGCTTCTTTGTCTTCATCACTTACTATAGCTAGCAACTTACCCACTCCACATGGCAGGCCTCTTTCAGCCTTAGTTGCTATCTTTAGTTTCTCGGATAGACTCATTGTAAGGTACCTTCCCCGTCGGTATATGCGTGCTTAAGTAACTAAGCACGAGCTTCTTAGGGGTACTCTAACAATAAATTTTACTTTTTAACAGCACTTAAACAAACTTTTTTTCGGCGTGTCTTTTAAGCTAAGTTGTTCTTTTTTTCCTCTGCAGATGCTTGGTGGTGTGTCTCTATCATTCCAAGAACAAGTTCTTTAATAATCTTAACCTCGGTCATCATTTGATTATTAGTTCTGTCTATGGAATTGACTCGATCAGCCATAGATTGACCCCCATTTGGCCAAAGTTGGTACTCGACTTTATCCATTCTATCTGATAGAGTTCTACCTTCTCCATCTACCCCAATAGAGCCATCTATCCTTTTTGCTATTTTGTAAACTGAATACATGAAAATACAGAGGGCTGAAATTGCTCCTGTTACACCTACTATTTCATACCAAACTTGAGTACCATTGAACATGGGGAAGGAGCACCTATCTGACTATTGTCATAGTGACTTTTAACTAATAGTCTAATTCTGACATATATTTAGGTATCTTATTTTTTATATTGGCGAGTCTCCCCTTTTTTTATTCTAAAAGCTCTATAGTTTTAATATTGCGTAAATGATTCAAATTTATCAAAACCTGCTCTATAGTTCACCAACGATTTATGTAAGGAAGGGGCAAAGGCTTTGGTACAAGGACAAAAAAGACTAAGCATAAGAGCCATTGCTCTACGGTATGGAATACCTTCTAGGGTTGTTGCTAGAGCAGTATGGCTAGGGGAATTAAGTGCCATTAAAACAACCACTGAGACTGGAAGAGAAAGAGTTTATATTCTTATTGAAGATGCCGATAACTGGTTTTCTTCGCTACCAATTACTCTAGAAACTGCTTATATAAGTGGGTCAAAATGAGTACATGGGACTACGCAAATAACAGACTTGCACCAGGAGCACAATGGTATGCAGAGCATGGTTGGAAAATTCTTCCATGTTATGGAATAGCAAACGGAAGATGTAGTTGTAACTCATCGCATGCTGAGCCAAAAGATACTGGTAAACACCCAGCGATAGCTCAGTGGAACACATCTGCCACATCTGATGTAGATAAAATTTCAGAGTGGTGGTCTTCTCAACCTGACTACAACATCGGAGTCTTCTGTCGTCCTAGCGGATTTTTAGTAATTGATATTGACCCTCGTTCTGGTGGTCCAGAATCATTTGAAAAATTTGAAGCCTTACTTGATGGCGCACTTCCATCAACTGTTGAAGCGATAACTGGTGAGTACACAATCGGTGGCGGAAAAGCCATGCGTGGTCGTCACCTATTTTATAAATGTAGTGAGTCAGAAGAGTTGGTCGGAAACTTAAATAAACAAGGCTTAAAAGGCGTTGATATTAAACACAATGGTTACGTTCTTATTGCACCTTCTAGACACTTTTCAGGTCACTGTTACGAGTGGGTGAAAGGTAAGGGCCCTCATGAAATGGAGATGGCTCAGGCGCCAGAGGAACTGCTCAATGTCCTAAGAAAAAGAACAAAGAGATCTAGCGGTACTGATGTTGGTACTGGAGATTGGTCTTCAATATTTGAAGATTTAGAATACTCAGGTAAAAAACTTGATATTGATAAAATTCTTGAAGAAGGAATTGAAGAAGGTAATCGTGCAGTTGGTCTTTATGAACTTGCCTGCTCACTTGCAAATAAATTTCCTGTAAACACTGAAGCAGGTCGTCTTGCTGTTGAGTCTTTAATGATTCGATTCAATGCTGAAAAGGTTAAGCCTCCTATGCCGCTTGAAGGAGCTAACAGTGTAATGATGCACACTCGACGTGCAATTGATTTTGTTATAAAAAATCCTAAATCAAATAGGGTATGGCCTGGTCTTCAAGAATGGTCAGAACGTTCTCAAGAAGAATCTAGAGCATCTTCAAAAACAACATATGTAGAAAAAATTACACCAGTTTTGGGAGTTGTTCATCCTCCTACCCCTAGCACTAGAAACACCGCAATAACTACTTCTATTGAAAGTGGTTACACAAATGCTCAGGTGTTGTCTGCTAAAAACTTAGATATACCTCAAGACACTGATGCTATATCCGCTGAGGATGGTGGAGAAGAGGGTAAGCGAAGCCTTACAGATATTGGAAATGGTCGTAGATTAGTAGATACTTTTAGGGATGTAGTTAGGTATACACCTGGTTTAGGCTGGTTTCATTGGAATAATGGTTATTGGAAGCCAGACGCTGAAGGCTTAGAAGTAAGAGAATTGTCTAAAATGATTCCTACACTTATTGCTAGTGAGATTGTTAAGTATGACGACCCAGACAAGCAAGGTGAAGTCATTAAGTGGGCTCAGCAAACAAAATCAATCGGTCGACTTCGATCTGCGATTGAGGCAGGAAACTCTGATCCTAGAATTAATAGATATGTAGAAGACTGGGATAGGGATGAAAATTTACTAGGAGTAATGAATGGCGTTATTGATCTTAAAACAGGAGAGTTGTTAAAGAACCGTCCTGACTTATTTATAACTAGAAGAGCGCCAGTTGGATATATTGTTGGTCAAAGAAATGTTCGTTGGGAACAGTTTTTAGACTTTGCTACTAATGGAGATAAAGAGTTTCAAGAGTGGTTACAGCGTGCTGCTGGTTATTCTCTTACTGGTTCTAGAAAATATGATGTTATGTTTTTAGTCTACGGTCCTGCTGGTTCTGGTAAAAACACTTTTGTTGAAGCACTAGTTAAATGCCTAGGAACTCAACAATATGCTTGGCCTTTGGACTCGAGCATTCTTGCTCAAAATGATGGCAGAGCAAATAGTCAAGATTTGTACCACTGGGCTGAGTTGCGCGGACGTCGAATGGTTTGGGTAGATGAATTACCTGAGTCTGAAAGATTAAAAGAAAACTCTGTTAAAAAACTAACTGGTTCTTCTGAAATCTCTGCCCGCTCTCCTGGTGAAAAACCTTTCACTTTTAGCTCTCGTGCAAAACTTTGGGTGAGTACTAACCACAGACCAATTATTACCGATGATGCTATGTGGAGACGTATTAGACCAGTACCGTTTTTACACGTACCAGAGAGCCCAGACCCAGAGTTAAAAGAATACATATTTGACCCAGATGGTGCGCTAAGTGCTGTCCTTGCCTGGGCAGTAGAAGGAGCAATTAAAGTTTTAGGCTCTGGTTCTAAAGATGGCCTTGGTTGGTGTCGAGTTGTTAGTGAAGCCGCTGAGATTTATCGAAAGAATGAAGACAGAATTGGTCTGTTCTTAAACGAAGAGACTAATGAAAATGCGGGCTCTACTTTATCTGTAAAAACACTTTATACTGTTTACAGAGCATGGAGTGAAGAACGTGGAGAAAAACCACTTACTCAGATTGCATTCCACAGAAAACTTATGGATAGAAACTTAACTATTGTTGGCTCGGGTTCTCAGGCGACAGTTGGTGGACGTTCTCTAATTCCTAGAGCCGTTCCTTCTGGAGAAGTAGATTGGTCTGTTGCTTCTAGATTTGCAAGATAAATTTTTTTAGTTAGGTTTAAAAACCCTAGACCCGCCGCCCATACCTCCTCTAAAACTAGGAAGTCTTCTGGCAGCAGGGGATTTTGCAGTTAACTTTCCACCAATAAATCCTTTAGGTGGTTTAATAAGTAGAGCCGTTAAAGCATGAACTAAGGCATCTACTCTATCTGGAGACTTTCCTTCACCAGGAATCCATGCAGTCATTTGGTCTTCTAACTCGGCAATGTATCCAATATGATGAACTCTTTCTTGTTCATATGCAAGAACTACTGGCTCTGCTCTAAGTTGCTTCCCGTGTTTAGAGTGAACCTCAAATACTTTTACGTTTGGGTCAATAGCATTAATAGCATTAGTGACTAGTGCTCCACCTTGGTTTACCTCTGCTACAACTGGTGCTCCCCAGCGCCGAGCCATCTCTACAACTTTATTTGCCCAAACTTCTGGAGAACCATGGATAGTTGCATCCTCTAAAACCCAAGCGTGACGTTTATATAAATCTCTATCTGCAGTAGATGCGCAAACAACAATTCCACAAGAGTCCCGTGGGTTCTCTGCTACAGATGGGTCAACTCCAATAACTCTTAATGGAGTATGGGCTGGTAGAAGATTTTGTCTTCCTTTTCCTATCATCTCTATTGTCCATAATGCACCTTCAATAGAGTCAAGCATTTCTCCATAGAGTTCTTGCTTTGCTAATCTTGTTCCTTCGTAAACTCCTAAAATTGTGTCTAGGTATGCAGAACTCAAGTTTCCAGAGTTGTCCATAGTAGATCCTCTAGTAACAACAACTTTCTTACCTTTCTTTTCTTCTTCTAATAAAGAATAAAGAAGTGGCACACGCTTTGGGGTTGTTGTAATCATAATCTTTGGGTTAGCACCTAAACGAGTTCCAACACGCAAGTTATCAAAAGCAGTCATTCCAGCAGCATCTGGAGTCTGTCTCCAAGCAGCTACCTCGTCTCCCCAAGCGTGAGAAAATTGTGGACCACGAAGTGAGTCTGGTTCGTCTGCGGTAAAGCAAGTTGCTGTATTTCCATTAGGCCAAGTCAATCGGCGCTTTGATGGCTCATACAATGGACGCTCACTTGGTGGTGTCACATTCATAATTCCTGACTCACCTTCAACAATAACGTCACGCACATCGGCTGCAGTACGAGCAACTAATGCAAAACGTCGTTGACCAGTGGTTGTATATTTTGCTTCTTCACGCACCCATTCGGCAGCAGCGCGAGTTTTTCCAGCACCACGACCAGCAAGATAAATCCAAATATTCCAATCACCTTCAGGGGATTGTTGTTCGGGGCGTGCCCAAGAATGCCAGTCCCAGAGCAATACATCTGGGTCTAAATCTGCTAGAACTGCGGCTTTTTCTTCTGGAGAAAGAAGAGCTATCTTCTCCATGAAACTTTGTCCCATGCTTAAACCTTACTCGCTCTGCTAAGGCTTCTTTGTACTCCATAATATAAAGGAGCGGCAGAATTTAGTCCTAATCCTTTTGCTAAATCTTGTAAAGAAAATCCATTTATATATTCTTTTGTAAGTTGATTGTGATAAAAAACAGATCCGCCCTCTTCTTTTGCTTTTTTTATTCTTTCTATCGCAGCGGGTAATTCTGATATATCTGCTTTTCTTTCTTGTTTAATACTTGATATAGAGACTTTTTCCATAATAATTCTTCGTCTAATTCCAGGATATGCAACTTTAAGTGCTTTTGCTAGTTCAGGAAGATTCCCATCTAGAGAGGAGAACTCAACTAAAAGTCTTGTGTATTCTCTACTTGCTCTATGGGCTGGAGTGTCTTGTTTTCTTGAGCCGTAAGCCTTTTTTGCCAGTGGAAAAAGTGCTTCAATTTTGACCTTATATTGGGCCACTAACTCTGAACTCATTGTTCTCCATCATGCTTATGTTTATTGTATCTATAGCATACTAGAGATTTTAGGCTGTGGCAGTTACGACTCGTCTTTTTTATTTGAAATAAGATAAGTTAAATAGAATTATTCGTCATCATTGCGAGCGTTGCGGATGGGGTATGTAGCCCACCAAACAACCATCGCAAAAATGATGGCATAGCCTACAACTGTCTTTGCAGATCCATCAAGGACAAGCCAAGCAATAAACATGCCTAGCAAAGTCCAGACCTGATCAATTACATCTTTTAGGAAGTCCTTCATGGCTTTCTCCTTCTCGCTGCTGATCCTCCAGACGGAGCTCCTCCGCCTGACCCACCGCCGCTACTGCCACCACCGCTAGATGATCCAGCACCGCCTGTAGTTGTTGCTGCTGCTGCAGCTAAAGCAGTCGAAACTGCTTGACCTGCAACGACAACTGTTAACACCATTTTTCCTGCTTCTTCACGTTCTTCTTCAGACATATCTGCACCAAGACTTGCTACTGCAAGTAAGGCTTGTGCAGGGTCATCAAATATTGCAGATACCAATGCTCCTGGATCAGCAATCAATTCTAGCGCTGCTGCTACCTCAGCGATTATGACAATCTCATTGCCATTCTCATCTTCGCGAACCTCTACAGGAGTGTCTGCTGGAAGATCTTGGTACTCAATTCCAGCGTCTTGGATTTGTTCTTTAGTAAGAGTTTCTCCAGGGGCTACAGACTCGATAAGTGCTTCAGCAACAAGTTCTTTTTCTGCCGTTGTAAAGTTTCCATCTCCAGCAAGAGTCTCTGAAAGATTAACAACTTCTGCCTGAGTAACATTTCCATCAGCAGAAATAGCCTCTAAAATCAAAGATTCTTCAACGGCAGTTAATTTACCGCCGTCCATTAAGTTTTCAACTAGAGTAGTGGTTTCAGCTGCAGTAATTTTTCCATCAGACATTAAGGCATCTAATACTGCTTCTGCATCTTTCGCTGTTAAATTACCGTCAGCAACAAGATCTTCTACAACTGAAAGAACTTCTTCAACAGTTAAAGGCGGTTCTTCTTCTACTGCAGGTGGTTCAGGTTCTACGGCAGGTGGTTCTTCTGCAGGAGGCTCAACTGGCACAGGTGGTTCTTCTGTAGGTGGTTCTTCTGTAGGTGGTTCTTCTGCAGGAGGCTCAACTGGCACAGGTGGTTCTTCTGTAGGTGGTTCTTCTGTAGGTGGCTCAACTGGCACAGGTGGTTCAACAGGTGCAGGAGGCTCAACAGGTGCAGGAGGCTCAACAGGTGCAGGAGGCTCAACAGGTGCAGGTGCAGGAGGCTCAACAGGTGCAGGTGCAGGAGGCTCAACTAAAGCGGGTGGGGTGGGTGCAGGTGCTGGTGCAGGAGCAGGAATTGCATTAATTACTGCTTGTGCTGCAGCAACAACTGTTGGTGCTGCTAAGACTGCTTCTACTGCTGTTGAAACAACTGCAATGTCTGCTACTTTTGTAGTTAATGTTGTAGTTGCTGTCTCTAATGCAGTCACAGTATTTTGTGAAACAGTTGCTATTGGTGCAATAACTGTATTTGTATTTGCTGTATTTGTTGCAACAATTGCGGTGACCTGAGTGTTAAGTGTTGCAATTTGTGCGTTAGCTGTGTCGATAGCTGCTTGAATGGACGCGGTGCTTGGGTCTGGAGTTGGAGTAAATACAGCGCCTTGGCTGATTGTTCCGTTAAATCCAGGTCCTGAGTTTGTGTCTGCTATAGCGGTGACTGTTCCGCCTGTAGTCTCTCGTACGTTAAAGCGAGCACCCGCTGGTATAACACCAGTAACGTTTACGTCTGCTGCCCACGCACCATCTTGTGGGTTAACGTCCGCATTAAATCTAATCTGCGTCATCTGAGTATCTGCTGTAGTTAAAGGGTAAACGCGAACATCCCATGCGATAGATAGGGTATTAGTTGTTGTTGAGTAGGTAACTCCAGAGCCAGCACTCCACGTCGTCCAGTCGTATCCTCCTACAGAAATTGAAGGTGCGTTAGGCGTAGAGTGGTAGTTTTGCCCTTCATTAACACCAAACGTAATTGTTGCGTTGGAGCTAACGTAAACATTTGTGTAGACGACCCCGCCCATCTGCAAGTTAAACGGTAGGTTCATGCGAATGCCCGCGTCGTCTGTATTTGCTAGAACATTTGCAGAAGTTCCAATAGTCGCGCTCAACGCGTTAACTGCATCCTGCGCAGTGTTGATTGCAACGTTTGCTTGGGTTAGTTGTGTTTGTGCTTCTGTAGTTGCAGTCACTGCTGCTGCTACTGCAGTCGTTGCAGTTGCTACTGTTGCTGTTGCTGCTTGTACTTGAACTACTGCAGTTTGAACTGCAGTAGTTGCTGTTGCTGCTTGGGCAACTTCTGTTGCTACCGCTGCTGCAACTTCTGCAACTGTAGTAAGTGGAGTTGCTGACAAAGTATTTGACGTTGATACAACTGTTTCTGCTGCCGCTACTACAACTGGTGTTGCAGCGGTAACTGCAGCTTGCGCAACGGCTACTTCTGGAGTTGCTGTTGTTGCAGTTACTGGTATTGCAGCTACTGCTGTGGTTACAGCAGTTACTGCGGTAGTAACGTCTTGCGTTACTACTGTTGCTGTTGCAACTACGGGTGCTGTATTAGCAACTTCTGCAACTGCCGCCACTGCCGTTGTGACCGCAGTGGTTGCTGTTGCTACCGCTGTATTAGATGTTGTTACTGCTTCTACTGCAGTCGCAATCGTTGCTGTTACTGTATCTGATGCTTGTGCTGCTTGTGTAACTTCAGCCACTGCTGTAGCAATGGCCGTGTCAACTGCCTGCTGGGCAGGACTAACAACTACTTGCTCTTGATTATCTGCAGCCCTTGCACTGTCTGGTGACATTATTGAAAAAACCGTAACACATAAAATTGAACCAAGCAGCATTAAAACTTTGCGTTTAAAGTTAGTCAATCGATGTCCCCCAGGGGTAGGGTTTTACTTAATTATCGATTAATTATACTTTATCTTGTTTATTTCCTTAAATAAATATGTCGTACAGTTGATGGATACCATTTAACTCCACCTAAAACTGTCTTTACTCCATCATTATTAAGTTTCTCTGCTATTGATTTATATGAAAGACCTAAATCTCTATCAGAAGATATTCTATCTGAAATTGATTTTTCTACTAAAGGTAATGGCCCTAAGTCAACACCCCATACTTTTTTATTATCACGTCTATCTTGATGAACATCTTTTTGGCGAAGTGAAATCATCCCTCTTTCCATCTCTGCCATGGCACTCATTATTGTTACTACAAATCGACCTTGATATGTAGCAGTATCTAAACCAAGGTCAAGAAGTGCCAGACGCCACCCATACTTATGTGAGCGATCAACAATACTAAGAAAGTCTCTGGTAGAACGAGCAAGCCTGTCTAGACGTGTCACAAACAAAGCCTCTGCTTCACCTTTATCAAGACTCGCTAATGCAGCAGTTAATACAGGTCGCCCAGTGATGTTTTTCCCAGAACGACCTTCTTCACGAAGCATCTCTACTTCATACCCTTGAGACTCTGCTGCATACCTCAGTTGTTTTTCTTGAGCATCTAGGCTGACCCCGTCATCAACCTGCATTTGAGTAGAAACTCTTGCATAGCAATAGGCTATCTTTTTACTTTCTTTCATGGAAAAAACAACCCCTCTTTACATATGATTCCTTGGTTAGCGAGACAGACTAGGTATACAAAACTATTCTTCTTCTTTTACAACCTTGAAGTTTTTTGTTTTAGCAAGTCGGTTCATCGCGTCGTTATAGGTATCTTCTAGGCTAGACTTTTTTGACTTCTTGTTACCCTTAAACAAGGCAGGGATAGATTTTAGAAGCGCGACTGAAATTGCAAGTACAAAGGATCCGATTAGTAATACAAGTAGCCAACCCAAAGAAAACATAGCAAACTTAAAGGCAATCTCAAATGGTTGTGTCCAGTTATCTAAATTCATTATTTCCTTCTCTCTTCGTCTGTTTATTGAGCAGAGTCATAACCA